TCACTGCCAGGATCTCCCTTGTCGCCCTTTGCACCAGTTGCACCAGTCGCACCAGTGTCGCCAGGATCGCCCTTGTCTCCCTTTGCACCGTCACTGCCAGGATCTCCCTTGTCGCCCTTTGCACCAGTTGCACCAGTCGCACCAGTGTCGCCGGGATCGCCCTTATCACCCTTTGCACCGTCACTGCCAGGATCTCCCTTGTCGCCCTTTGGGCCGGATTCTGGCGATACCCAAGACCTGACACCATCGGCAGTAGAAGACAAGACCTGCCCGTCAGTTTCGGGGTTCCCTAATCCTGCTTCCCGACTGGCAATTCCCTCTGCCAATTCGGTGACTAATGTGTCAATCTGGACAAAGTTGTTTTGGAGTAGTTCCGCACCATCGGCAGTAGGTGCGGGGGACAAGATAGTTAGACCGTTTGTGGTTGTTGTGCTCATATCCTATTTATGCCCGCAACAATTTTTATGGGCGTGCGCCAGTTGTGCTTTGTGTTCTGCGGTCTGTATTGGCTGCACAAGACTTGTGGGGGCAGTACAAGTCACTTCCACTTTTGTTCCGCCTGTAAACTCTGGATTAGCCCCACCACCACCATAGTTTATCTCGCTCGACGCCCACTCATCCCCGGGACTGACCGCCGTCCCGTTGACGTAGATCGTATTTGTCGTGCTGTTATTGAGAATCGTAATTGATTGTGTTGGGGTGGGTATCTCTTCCAGCGCACATACGCTGTAGCACATATACCACACATAAAAAGTTTGTGTCATACTGGCTTTGATGTGTCCGGCTATTTCCTCTGGCGGTAAAGGGCCTTCGTCACAGCCAGCGTAGGCATCGTGATTGAGTGAGAGTGCGAGTGAATCTGTTTCACTCGTACCGTAAAAACACACTTGCCCGTCGGGCCCCTTAACGTATAGATCCAGATCCACTACCACATCCCAATCGATCGAAGCAAAAAAGTTGATATCAATACACTCACAACAGCATTGATCGTTATTGGCTAATTGATTTGACGGGCCAACAATCAATTTGTAAGCCCCTAATCCCAGCGCAGACGTAGGTCGTGATTGTAATTTCGTCCCCATTAGCTTCCACCTGTCGGCGATGGGCAAGAATTAGTGCAAGCAATCTTATTGACCCATGAGCCACCGCCCCCAGCAGTCCAATATTTTACTTGCACTTGCGACCCGTCCGAAGACAGTTGTATATCGGTTATAAGAGTGGAGAGAACAGATGACAGGTCAATGGTCGTATCGGTGTCAGCTTGCTCTTCCATAAAATGGCCTTTCATATCCTCGGTCGCCGTATTGCTCGACAGTGTGATAACGCCAGTCGAGGAATCGAACGTGCCATTCTCCAAAGGCGTGAAAGTCTGCGTACCGAAATAGTCTGACGGCCCGATATGGCTAATCGAAATCTTAATTTGCTGTACTGGATTTCCATTACCATCCTTCAGACCGTTAGGATCATTCACTGTTTGCTGTGTCAGGTCTATCCAGTGCTCATCGCCCTTGAAATTGCCATCGAAAAAATGCGTGTGATCACTACGGGCCCACACAAACATCGTGCCGACCTTGGCTTGACTCTGATTGAACACAATCGGCTGTGGCATATTTAGTGCCTTGAAGTTCGCCCCTACTTGCGATCCGTGCGCCAAACGGCTGGAGTAAATCCCCCACCCTGCGCTATTGGTGTCCATTGCAAAACACATCGTCGGGTAAAGACTGGCAACGGCTGTGTATCCACTCTCTGACGCTTGACAGATTTGTAGAGGGTGATTGTCGAGCTGGCGTAGTTTCCCTTCGCTGTCCACTCCCATTCCCTGCACGGTAAGCATGAGATTGTGCATGGGCGCTATTGTGGTCGAGCCACTCGGAGGCTTTGTGTAGGTGTCTGACACTTCATACAAACCACACGTCTGATAAATCCCACCTTTTGTCCAGTTGTCACGGGAAGTTGTCGTGACAAAGCTTTGACTGCCGCCGCTCGTATAATCTGTATTAGGGTCGCCTGCTTTTACGACCCAACCCAGTGGAGACCTATTGTCGTTTGGCTGTCCTCCTGGTGCCTCAGGGTCAATCTGATAATAGCCACCCATGGATTGCCCTGGTGCAAGTAAGGCATAATGGTCTGTGGGGTCTTCGTCGTTTCCCGTGATTGATTTTTGCGTTAGTCCAGTATCGAGATAGGCGACGATATCGCCATTGACTATCGGAGACCAGTCGGGGGCAGCATCAAGAAGCGTATCTGTGCTTTCGTCTTCGTCGCCACCCCCAGCGTCAATATCTATTTGCTGTTGCAAACACTTGGCGGAAACGTAGCAACGAATAACCACAGGGCCGTCGTCACCCGTATCAGGATCTTTGACACTAATTTCCGTACCCTTTTGATCAACGGCGTGTAATTCCACGTAGCCCGGGTGCTGGTCGCTGCCCGAGGGATTGTAGCGGGCCCAACTGGCTTGGGCCTTGCCATAAGAAAATGGTGCGGTATAAGAACAAATCATGTACGGCTTTGTGATTTGTGGACGTAGAAAAACAGTTGCGCCTTTGGGGATTGGCGTACCACTTATCTCGATGGCGTAACCCTGGTCATCGTCTTTGCTGCCACTGCCCCAAGCTGTGTTTTGTTTCTGCTTATCGTCAAGGGCCTTCCAAGAATACTGCGTAGGGGTCTTTTCTGTATCTACGTCTGTGATTTGTGCCCACAGGCCGACCGGCGGCAGACCTAGAAGACTGCCACCATGAGTAGGTGTAGTTTTGGTACAGGTTTCCACGTAACGTGTGGCCCGTGCGACCCTATCCCATACCGGCTGACTGATTGCAACGTGGTCGCTCATGTCGTGATACCCCGCCAAGAAAACGAAAAACCAGTTGCCACATAGGGTTCGATAAAGATCCAATGTGGTGTAGGTGTGCCGCCGCCTGTGGTATCTTGTGCGACGCCGGAGCCATTCAACAGCATCGGCGATTGCACGGGCTGCCCTGTTTTGTTGGTTATGGCCCGCTTTGTTTTCGTGCTGGTATCTGGGTCTGTATAAATCTCATATAGGCCAGCGTCGAGCACTGCCATTGTCCAGCCGAGTGGAGTATGTGGCGCATTCGAGAGACCAGAGGCCCCATAGTTGTATTCGAGCACATAGGTTTTCTGATACACCCACCCGTAGTTCGGATTCCATTGTGCGTCTACGTCGATCGGCAAGCATTTTAGGGTGTATGGGCTGAATCCAAGAAACGAATTAGAATTGACACAATTTACCACGCTTTCCTCCGAAGGATTGAAGCTAGATTCAGCTTGTGTGACTGTGATGACCGCTCGGTCGAGGTCTCGCACCACACCGGGCAGAAACTTATCGCCAGCGCTATTGCACACACATTTCCCAGTTTGATCCCAATCCACAATTTCTTGCGTGGTGCGTCCGGTGATTTTCCACTTTGCGGGCTGTGAGAACGGAGAATCAGAATTGCTACCGTAGGGGAATTGTCCATACTTGACAGTTACAAGGTAGTTCAAGCCGTCTTCGTCTCTGCGACTGCACTTGTACGCCTTGACGAAGGCCAGGGCATCATACGGGTACGCTGTGCCAATGGCGCAAGAGTGGTGATCTATTACGTAATTTACCGCAGTACCGGGTCGGTCTGTGGCACTGTCAGACACGCACAGAAAAGTACGCTCAAACTCATGCACACCACCTTTGTCTGTGGCTTGCAAATCTAGTGTTTCTTCGATGTATTCACTGCATTTTACAATTGACAACCGCCCTCCTATATTCCTGCCTCGACTGTACCTTTATTGTCTTTTATGGCTGCTACCACGTCGCCAAAACCTTTTTGCTGTACTGTGAGCATTCGACTTTGTATATCTGTTGCTCCGTACTGGCTACGCATAATGGTTTCACGGGCTGAATCAGACCCCGCAAACTGTGCGCCACTGAATCTGTGGTACTGCCCGAGGCCCATTTGCTGATTGTATTCTTCTTGATCCTTCGCCAACGATTTGTTAGCGAGTTCTGTACTGATACCACCGCTCGCCCACCATTGCCGTATCCGGTTCGCTTCCTCGGCAAACTTTTCCCCTGGTGTCTTCACAGCATCTTTCAACCCTTTTATGAAGTCGGGTAGCAACTCTGTTGATTTGTCTTTATATTCCTGGCTGCCTTTGGCGATCTTGTGTTCTGCCGCCCACGTTTCCAGTTTCTTTTGCGCAGCAAAACCGGCTGTGATCTGTTCCGAAATGCTGGGGCCGATTCCCAGGTCTTGCCCCAGTTTTACGATTGTGTTGTGGTATTCGTCGGCACTGATCTTGCCACGTTTCCACAGGTCAGCAATCCTCGACACTTCTTGCTGGTGTTTTGCGAGTGTGTTCCCCGCACTGGCGACAATGCCCAAGTTATTGAGTCTGTCTGAATCCCGCTTGCGCCCGGCTGCCGTTACACCCTCGGCGTATTGATCTTCGGTCATTACTCGACGCCCCGAACGATTACGAAGTAACCTAGCTTCCTCTAGTCTTGCAATCTCCTTTTGATATTCGAGGTCGGCATCATGTACGCCGGATAGTTCGGCCCCTACCTCTTGCACCAGTGAACGCCACTTGATCCAAGAGATAGTTCCTTGATCCAGAGCGTTTTGATATTCACGCAAGCTGTCCTTGGCTTTTGCCATCGGATCAACCTTTTCGGCGGTATGCACAGCGTCAATCCAAGATGCCAGGGCCTTTGCCTCTTTCGTCTGCGCCTCTGTGGCATGATGCGTTGTGAGTTCGTACAGTTGTTTTTCTGCACTGGTCATGTGCAGTGTGGCTGCCTCTTCACGAAGTTTTGCCAAGAGATTTGCAGAGGTCTTATCCTCGACGCCCAGGGCTGTGTTTTGTTTCTGTGGCCCTGCCTTGCTGGCATCTTCGATAGCCTTGTCCCGTAGTTTCTTCCATCGTTCACTAGGCGGGTTTTTTTCTCTGGCTGCATTCGCCTTGTCGGCTGCCGCAACCTGATCCAATAATGCTTGACCGAAACCCTGCATTACGTTTACGTCGCCGCCAAACCAATGACCAATATCGCCAAGTCCTTTGGCTGTGTATCCGACCACAGCACCGATTACATTAGCGACCCCATGGAGCCCTATGTTTATATCGTTCACAAGATCAAGGATACCGCCAAACACTTCCTCTAACGGGTCGAGGGCCTTTGCACCGTCTGTGCCTACCGCACGGACGCCTTGCTGTACGTCTAACAGATCGTCGGTGACCATCTTGAAAAACGCTTGGGTGTCTGGAGAATACCTGATTGTGAGTTGTTGCCACAACCCCTCGAAACTCAAAGCGTAATCGTCAATACTGCGTTTAGCTGCCGCAACTGAGAACGTATCTTTATCCGAGAGCAATAGGCCAAACTTGTGCAGTTTTGCTGTAGCGTCAGCAATGGACTGTGGATTCAATCCTTGTGCAATGGCTAGGCCAGCTTCCTTGCCAAACAGATCAACACTGATACGTGCTTTTTCGCCCTCGTTACGCACACGGGCCAGTGCTGCAATCGTAGCGTTATATTGTTGCTCACCCGATTGGCCCGATAGGGTCGAGGCATTCAATCCGAGTTTAGAAATTGAGCCCGCCTGTCCGCTCATTGCCTCATCGGCAACGTGCATCTGGAGTCTCTCCAGAGTTGAACCCACAGAATCCGGTGATATGCCGACCTTTTGGAATGCCTGTTGAAACGATTGCAGGGACGTTGTACTCATGCCCAGCAATCGAGATTCTTTTGAGAGGCCCGCCATTCTGTCCATTGCCTTATTGACGTTGCTTATCACGGAATGCAGTGTGATAAATCCGGCAATGGGGGCTGCCAGTGAAGAGGCTAGCGAAGACACAGCACTTTTGCTTGTGGTCTGGAGTTTGCTGTAAGCAGAACCCAGTTCCGAAATGTCTTGCTTGTTCTTTTTCGCACCTTTGGTGATTTTGCCTGTGGCTTTGTCAAAATCTGCGGTGTCGGCTGTGAAGAGTAGGGTTAGTGTGTCAATGACGCTCATGTCTTATTTATGAGGCCCCGCAACTTATTCCTGATTGTCTTTTGATCCTGTGGCTTGTCTTGTTTGAGGAAGGGCAACACGTCCTGCGGTGTCATCCACTTTTTGGGATGACGTTCGGAGAAGTTAGCCACGTATGCACAGAGAAGACCTGTTTGCAGCCAGCTATCAGGCAGGGGATGCACAAGGTCGTGTAGATACGCTTCGTCGAGTTCGTCCGGGTCTGTGCTTTCGAGCAGTTCGCTTACGGTGCGACCGAGGGTGATACTGTATCGCCAGAGGAAGTCTCTGTAAGGATTGCGAGCCTTTTTTTTAGCTCGGCTACTTCCTCCGGTGTAATCTCGATTATGGTATTCGCAATGCGACACACCTTGTCGAGTTCATTCGCTGGCTCTTGATCCAGGTCGTCAAGGTCGGTGTCACTGAATACGAAAACACCGTCCTTATCTACAAGCGAGTGGCGCACAGTGAGGGCTCGCCATGAGTGGCGGGGCCTGTCCTTGTCTCTTTCAATCTGGATTAGCTCACGGGCCAATCCAGAGAGGCGTCTTACAAAAAAGGATTCCCCCCACACTTGCACCGGTTCTAGTTTCTGTGCTTTTCCGAGAAGTTTATGCATCAGGAGAAGTAGCTGTCACCGGTAACTGACCAATCGGCGTTGTAGGCAACAGTGATTTCGAGTTCGATATTGCCGTCTTCCTTAAAACCTGTCTCACTCCAACCTGTGCAATACGCTGCGGTATTGGTATAGGTCTCAATGGGAGTGCCACCCAATTCTGTGACAGCAAAGGAAAGTGTTTGCACGTCGCCAGAATCAAGCCAGCCACGCAACGCTGTACCATGCTCACTCGGATTGTAGATTACTGTGATTACGGTATCTTCTACGTCGAGGTAGTTGGAAAGCCTATTGCTTTTCACTGTTTCACCCAGGCAAGTCGTTGCGACTTTGGCCCGTTTTGCACCCAGCTTGTCAATCGTGAGAAGTTGGCCTACTGCTGTGCTGCCGAGAGACATTACCGTCATTTCGCCAGCTAGAACGATCTTGGACATTTATTCACCTTGTAAAAAGAGACACAGTATTTAGAGGTCATGTTATGTTTTTCCACCTGCATTGGTATTCGGCCCGCCAACAATGAATCCACTTGTCTTCGCTGGGGTCAAACACGGTATCAGATTCGGCACTATCCAAACGTCTGATACTCGCCCCGACGTTCCCCACGTTCTCCTCATTGTCGAGGGGCAACCCTGCCAGTTCTGATAACGTCAGTGTGGAGAGTTGCGCAAGGGTCAAGGAATCCAGGGCTAGGCCCCCAGAGGTAAAATCCCCAAGCTGACCACGATAGCCGTCGAGTACAGCGTCTATGGTCTGTGCAATGCTGTCTGTCTGCGCATGATCTGCGGACATGATTTCCAAACGTAGATCGCTGGTGTAACCCACAGGCCCGTCAAGGGCCCTTATGGGATGATCGCTGGTGAGTTCATACAGAATGAGTGGATAACTTGCACCTTCGGAAGCAGACACAGGGCAGATTGTCGCCAGTGTAGAAAAGTTGGTTTCCAAAAAGTTGTAGATCGCTGTGAGCATACGTTATTTAGTCTTGGCGACACGCTTTGCCATTTTCTTTAGTTCTCTCTGTATCTCCAGTTTGATCGTTCCGAGGGCAATACTCCGACTGGCTTCCTCTGTGTTCTCAAACGATTCTTCAAACCAGTGCTCACCAGGGATCTTGTGTCGCTTGTCTGCCAGGTGTGCCCACTCACGTTGTCTTTTTCTCTGTAGGAATCTCACAGCCAACGATGCTTTACCTACGGCGTGTCCCAAATCCACAAATTGTGCATACCACTTGTCTGGGAAGTCCGCTTGTGCTACTTCGATCTTCCAACCGAAATATTGTCTGTTCCGTTTGATCTTGGAGACCTTGATATTCTTTTCTGTTTCGCCAGTTGCTTTCGGGGCAAGTGTGCGGGCTTCCTCTGCGGTATTCTCCGCTGCCATATTGAGGCCCTTCATAATGATCCGCTTGACGACGTTATCCTTGAAGTCCTTTAGCTTGTCGTCGAGTTCGGACACTCCAAGAAGTTGAAAACTCATTGCGCCTCTGTGGAATGACAGGTCATGGTCAGCATTCTGTTTTTAACGTCGGGTGTAGGTGTGCCGTAAATATTCAACGTGTGCGTGATACCTTTGTCTGTCCACAGAATCCGGTCGAGGGCTGACATGTCGTTTCTGTACCTGATAACAATCTCCCACGTACTGACTGGGATTAGTTTTTTTGCTACCTCATGCTCAATGCACCCGGTCTCGACCACAGAGGCCCACACTGTGGCGTAGTTTGTCCAGTCGGCAACAGCTTGACCCGTGGGGCCAATAGTCGGTGTATTGTGCTGTAGCGTAATGCGTTTTCTTAAATGTCCTGCTATCATTTCCAATCTCCAGGGAGTACGTCCTCCAAATTGTTTGGCCCAGCTAGCATGTACTCCACCTTGAAGTTGGGCTGTCGCTGCCAGGGGTGCTGTAGTTCGTATATGTCTCGCTCCATTTTGCTGATCCTGATGCCGAGCACGATGGCCCACAGAATAATCAATGTGGTCATAAAACCGATTATCAGCCAATCTTTCCACTCTCTCATTCAATTACCGCCTGTACTGTGATCTGATCCAAAAGCCTTTGGAAACCCAGGCCCAAACTCGAAAGCCTTGCCTCTGTGTCGTTCTCACGGGTCTCATACCAACTGCCGATAGCCAAGAGAATGCACTGTTGTGCCAGGGCCGATGCCGAGGTCATGCCCGAAACAAACTGTATTTGCGACGCATCGGGGCGGAATATATCGTATGTGGCAGGCCAATACAGGGCGGGCTGAATCCAACCGAGGCAGTTGTGTGGAGTCATGACGTAGTAGTTATTGCTGCCGTAGGTCTGCAATGTGTTGTCTACGTCGTAATACTTCACACTCACGATTGATTGCAGTGGCGCACGAGGTAAGAAAATCTTGTGGCGAAAATTATTCCAGTGCCAACCAGTGAGAAAATCATGTCCGTGGTACGGGCTGCTGAATCCGTCTATGGTTCGTGGGTGTAGAAATAACCCTAGCCAATTCCAAGTAGTGGTACGCAAATCAACGTTAGTTTCTGCCTCTATGAGTTCTGTGGCCCTTTCCACAAGTGCTGTGATATAGGTGTCAGAGTAGGTGTCATCAACACGTAAGTGTGTTTTGGCGTCGGTGAGCGATACCGCAGGGGTGCTTGACCGGGATACAAGTTGCAATGAGTTCATACCCTATTTAGTAGGGCGCAAAGAAAAAGCCCTGTGCAGCACACACCGCACAGGGCTTTTAACATCACAGGAGAAATACGTTAGGCGAAGTATCCGCCCTTCATTTTCAGGCCAGCGATAGCGTATGGATCAACTAGGTTGGCGTCCATTCTCTGATACGCCTGTACGCCCACAGCGGCGAGGTCGGCATATCGCTCTCGGAGCACTTCCAAACGTGGGCTCTCGATCAAACGCACCTTGTACGCCTTGAAGTCGCCAGCGAGTACGAATGGTTTCGCTGTCTGTGAATATAGAGGCATACTCTGATTGACGATAATTCTGAATGTTTTGCCCATCACAGCGATAACACCGTTCGGTGCGCCAGTGATGTTTCCGAATGATTGCGGGCCCAAGAATATTGGTCGCCCGTTAATGTCGGTGAGTTGCTCTAGCAACTGCACAGTCGTGTCGTGCATCATCAGGGCAAACCCCTCTTGCTCACGGTACTCTGGATCAACCGAGTGAATCAAGTTATTGAGATCGTCGTAGGTCAGCGCATTGTCACTGGCAGTTGTTGAAATCATCGAATCTGCCAAGGCGGACACAACACCGTTTGGCTGACCGTTGCCACTACCGACAGTGGCATCGAGATTGATACGACGTGCCAAACGAATACCGAGTTTGCGAGAAACATCCTCGATAATATTCACTTTGGAATCGGAGATCAACTGCCAAGAAATGGGCCACACGCCACTACGGTACGTCCATTGATTTACAACCACTGGCTGATAGGTCACAGGCGTACTGTCTTGTGTGACGTTCTCACCGACGATGGAAGCCATGTTGCCAACGTCGTCACTGTATGCCCAGTGAATCGGCGATCCGTCGCTAGTTTCCACAACGTCGGCTGCCTGGAGCATTCCGCCAAACTTACGGAGACGATCCACAACAGCCATAAAAATATCATATTGTGTGGTCGCCAGACCATTGCCAGCGTTGCCAGTTGCGCCAGTGCCATTCAAGTTGAGATCCATACCGGTGTCGTCGTCGGATCTGTGGATCAACTGACCACCGTTTGTCAAGCTGTAACCAATACGTGTAGCACGTTCGAGCCAATCCTCTCTGGGAGAATAGCCCTTGGCTGCCGCAGCTACGTTGTCAGATAACAGCATCGCACGAAAAGCGAAATCCTTGTCACGGGGGCTGCTTTGATTCTGATTGCTGCGTTGCACAAACTGTGGTTTGTTCGGGCTTCTAACTTTTTCCAACCGTTCGGCTGTCTTCAGTTGTGTTTCTAAACTGTTCTTCTTGTTTTCGAGGTCGTCAAATCTGACAATCTCTTCTTCGGTAAATGGTTCTTTTTCTGCTTTGGCTGTGAGGGCGTCGAGGTCTCTTGCCACGTCGCCGAGTTCTTCTTTAATGCGTTTTGCTTCGTACATGATTTATTTTCGGGTTAAGGGATCAGCACTTGGGCTGCGTGGCACTTGGGCCGAAAATATCTATGCACGTTGCGCAAAAAAAAGCAGGGGCCGTGTAAGGGACGGCCCCTGCTCAACCAAATACTTCCACCACGAAAGATATCTGTGTTTATTTAGTGTGGTCTCTGTATTTCTTCACACGCTTTTCTGTTTCCTGTTTCAAGAGCCAGTTTTTGTATTGCTGGTCGAGGTCATCGCTACGCATCATGGCGGGGGCTGCCTTGTAAGCTGGTGTGCCGACCGGCCCCACGTCCCGTATGCTTCTCATGCTTGTAATCCAGGCAATATGCTTTCCAGCTTGATCCTCGAATCTGTATTGGGGAACACCAGCGATGCTGCTTCCCTTGATCAAGCCCTTTTGCAACTTGCATCTAACTTTGATGTGGTCTGGGTCTGTGGAATCAAAGGGCACAGAGTAGCGAAGTCCTTTTTCGTCTACCGTGCATCGGGCTGCGCCTTGCGTATCTCCTAAGACAAAATCGCTGGAGTGATTGAAACGAATCTCGATGTTATTGCCACTGGCAAGATACTTGTCGAAAGCACCAGGGGCAAAACGTTCCCACAGGTTATCGGCCAATTGGTATTCAGTGCCAGGGCTGCCGTCAAACACTACTGCGCCGTAGCCAGTGATTTCCTCCTTCCCGTTCCGCTCGATTAGCTCGCACTGTGTTTCGATGCTTCGTTCTATGATGCTTCGTTCTATGATGCTATTTTCCACAATACCTCCACTAACTTGTTTGTGTCTATCTCTGCCCGTTGCTCCGGTAGGATGTTTTGCCACTCGGTCTCCAACTGTGTATATGCGCCAGCCGGATTCGGACACGCTCCCAAGTGATCGAGCCAGATTTCCCGTTCTAGCTTTCCACTTTTCACATATCGGGTTATCAAACGTTCTGTGATCTGTTGGGAGAATGTACGGGCCACGTCTGGCGTGTCCGGTGTATCCTCTGTGGGTGTTTTCTCTTTATCTTTTTCTGGCGGTAGTTTCTCTGGCTGTGTCGGATCTTCCTGTTGTGTGGCAAGTGGCGTGTCCTCTGGTATCTCCACAGGCTCGCCCTCGATTACCACAGTTGAGGTGTGACGCCATTCTTGTTCCATGTCTTTTTCGGGTGGGAGGTCTTCGAGTAATCTGTATTCTTCCCAACTGATACCGCCATTGTTCATCTTATCCAGCCTGCATTTTGTTTCGCTTGCCGGGTCCATTCTCAATAGCTCCGAACGATCAAAATCAATTGTTCTCAAGCTGTTCTGCTTTTCGTTTTCTCGCAATAATTTGCATTCTGCCTCTTGTGCAAACATGACCAGCCAAAAGTCTAGGCAATCGTCGAGGAAGGCTTGATTCTCGGATTGCAATGAAGAATAGCTTGTGGCGATGTTGGCCCCCAGCTTGTGCGCTGGGATGTTCAACAGGTCTGCCACTTGGATCAAATCAAACTCCCTCGACTGGATCAGTTGCGATTGATCTGGATTGTAGCCAACCTCTTTTATTTCTGTGCCAGGGGGCAGCCACTTTGTTTTGCCAGCGTGGTCGGCCCCCGCATAATTCCTCTTGTATTCTTCGATGAATTGCTTTCGCTTCTCAATGTCTTTGAGTATCGGCGGCAAAATAACAAACTTCTCGCCACTGGCATCATTGCGAAAATATGCAGCGCTGTGGCGCATCAGGGCAAGTGACAGTGAGAGGGAATCTTTGGCTATATGCAAAAGTCCATCACCTACTACGGCGTCACCAAAATCCTTGATGTGAAACACGTCGGCCGCCGGGATCTCCCAATTCGTGATGCTGCCCTGATTTATCAGACGTGTATGATACACAGGCTCGTTCTGTTTGCTCATTCGGACGACTGTGTTTTCAGGGTCGAGGATCAAGAGTTCTGTGGGCGTACCGTCTTCGTCACGATCTATGAATGCATAGGCGTTGCCATAGATCAAGAGATAACAAATCATCTGCCGACGAAACACGAAACTGGTGTAGAGGTCTGACGGGTGCTGCGCCAAGAGTTTGTAGGCAGGGTGATTAAAATCCTTTTTCCTTGATCCGTCGCCAGCCGTGCGATACACGTACAAGGGAAGTTTGGCGACGTGGCCCGCAATCAGAGACACGCCTTTCCTGATTGCAGGAAGACCCATCAGCGCACGATAGGTGCAAGGAATACCGGAGGCAGTGGGCAAACTGAAGATCGCATACGCCTCTGGGCTGTTGATTGGAATTGCTGGATTCTCCAAAACACTATAGCGTTCGATTGTCGGGTCTATTTTGAGCATGTATTATCTATTCAATTATGCCACAGAATGCCCCAGTCCAATCGTCTTCGCTTTCCGCCAGCAATCCTGTCAAGCCGATCACAGTAGCTACCACACCGTCAATTCGCCCTCGACTTCGCATCTTGTCCAGCATGATCCGATCGTGGGAATCTATTTTTACAGTCGTGTTGCCAAGACACCAATTGAGGCAAGGATTGTTGTTGTGGCGTATTCGACCGTCGAGGATCAGTCTTTCCAGGTGTGCGGTAGCTGGGGACATATTCGGTGAGTTCTGTGTTACTTCCATCATTTCGTATCCCTCTGCCTCTAGTATCTGCCTCGTTTCTTCCATGCCGTAAGCATCGAAGCGTATCTCACCGATGCGGAAGTGTTTGGCATCCTCGGCTATGTGCTCACGAATCACAGACGGGTCTATCACGTCGCCATCGGTGAATACAACGTGTCCCTGTCGTTCCCACAGACTGTATTGCGTCTTGTCCGCTTTTTCTTTTTGCTTGGCGTTCTGACGTGGTATGAAGAATCGAGGAATTAGATACACCTTCTCACCCTTGGGTATCAACAAAACATAGCTGGCAAGATCGCTGCGGCGGGCCATATCAATTGCCACAGTTGCGTCAAGGCCGTGTAGGTCTTCCTCTGCGAAGGATTCACCACAGGCACTCCACTTTTGACTACTGACCCATTGGTCTGTGTGGCCTACCCATTGACAAAGAAGAAAAGTACGGAAGCGTGTTTCGTCGCTGGGAGAGTTCTTTACCTTGGCAAACTCGGATCGGTAGAAGTCCTTTGATACTGTGTGTCCGATACTTGGGCAGACACGCCACCAATTTTCTTCGTCCTGCCAATCGTCGTTATCGTCGAGGGAGTAGATTACTGGCAGTGTGGTAGGGTCTTTGATCTTCTCATCCCGAATATCACAGGCCAGCTTGTATTGTTCATAGCCCAAGTGGCTACGGTCGTACTGCGCTGTCGAGATGACAATTTGCATGGAGTTGATGCGAGCCATTCCAGCATTGACAAGCCGATCCCAGATAATGCGAGCGTTCGTGCTGTTCCATTCGGCGAGTTCATCGTATGCAATAAAGTTGGCTGAAAATCCAGATTTTCCAGAGGGAAGCGACGAAAGCACCTTGATTTTGCTTTTTTGTTTCTTATCTTCGATGCTTTTGTAGTGTCGTTTTACCCACAGGCGTTTTTCCCTCCCGCCGTATGTGGCTTCCGCAAGTGGGCCGAGTTCAACGAAGTCTGCCGCCTGATCGTACAACACCGATGCCTGTTGAACGTCAGAGGCAATGCAATAACACTCACTGCCTGGATACTCGAAAAGATGATACAGAGAGAGGCCCGCTAGAAGAGTTGTTTTGCCGACTTTTTTGGGGCAGTAGATGATAGCCCGGTTATACCGGCGTAGCCGCTCGCCATTCGGGCCACGTTGCACACGGTATGTTCCGTAGAGTGGCTTGATAATGGATTCCCATTGCCACTCCAGCAATTGCAGAGGCTTGCCTGTCCAAGGGTGCTTTGACTGGACGCAATAATACTCCAGAAACTCACGCACTTTTTCGGCTGCCGCTAGATCAAACTCGTATTCCATTATCCTCCGAACATCGAATCGAGTTTGTCCTGTACCTCTTGCTGTTCCTGTTGCACTTCCTGTCGTTCGTCCTTAAACTCACGGTAGGCAAACCACAGGGCCCGCACGAATGCACAACAGCTTACGTTCTGCCGCTTGGCTTCCACCTGCAATTCAAGTAGGTCGTCTTCCTCCCAAGTCGTCAATAATGTCTTCTTCCTTCTTGGCGCTTTGATCCATTTATCTATATTCACACCTTATATATGCGACCTATATACAAATCTGCACGGAGCCCCAGTGCGTCGTCCCGTCGAAAAGGATTTTAAGATTCTTGCCCCTACCCTCACACAGCTACCTGTATGTCGCTCGCTACTTCGTTGCCCCAACAATGCCAGCCCGCACGACGGCGACGGGCAAACAATTCCAAACGTGGAGCGAACGACACACTTTCGATGAGTGAATAGAACGAATCGGGCTTCTCACTGTGCCTTGCTGCATTCGCACAGAACACGTTTGGCTTGTATCGTTCGTTGCATATGCACTGATCCTTGTATCCGAATAAACAGGTTTGTGTTCTGTTGATCCACCACGCACCGAATCCACTTGGCTTTACCCAGGTGATTGCATTCATGTACTTGATGCCCCACGATTCAAGCAACTCAAAGCCAGCGTGTAGGAATTGATTCGTTGTCCACAGCCAGACGTGACAGCCAACGTCTGACAAATCGGCAATGGGCAAACGTTCAATCTCTTCTATGCTCATTGTCGGGTATGGCAGACTTTTGGGGCTTGTGTGCCTCGACCATTGCCCGGTCATGGTGATAGGCCAGGGCGGATCAATCAGGATTGTCTTATACAGCATTCCATATCTATTCGCCCTTGGCTGTTCTTTTGCTGTGGCAACTCACGCACAAAGATATCAACAGATTTAAGTCAAACAGAATTGTCGGGTCGCCCTGGTGTCTGATCGTATGATGGACGTGTCTTGCCTCTGTGATTACACCAGCGTCGAGACAGTCTTGACACAATTGATGATCGGCAAGCCAAGCCTTTGATAGTTTGCGCCACGCTTTGTTGTTGGATTCGTTTGTGTGTCTTGGCTTCTTCTTGCAACCACACTTTGCTTTATAGCACTGGCTGCAACAACGCTTTGCCCTCATTGGCATTGCTGCCACTCACCACTCACCATTTCCCAGATTGACACCTTGCCGTGTGTGGGCAGTTTGGGCGCTGGTGTGGTGAGAAGTGTTCTCACAGTTTGTTCCGCCCGTTGTTCTGGTGTTAATCTACTTCCTGGTATTGCTACACTGGTTTTTATCATGCAATATGTAGGCAGCGCAACAAAAAAGACCGGCGACAAGCCGGTCTCTCTTGGGTAATAGAAAATGATTATGCTTTATTTAGGCAGTTGCCCGAGTTCTTTTCGTAACCACTTGCCGAGTGTGGGGTGTGTGTAGTTTCGCAAGTCGTTCTCGGGCGCTACACCGTCCCACGAATTGACGACACCCACAGAACGACCCACAGCCACATATGCAACCTTCGCACCATCAAGCTTAATCTGTTTCATCGTCGGTGTCATATCGTGTGGCGACATGACAAAGGCTTTCACAAAGCCATTGCGAAAGTTGATCTGTATAATCCCTGCAACACGCCTCCCAAAACGGATCGGCAGAATCCAGATTGATTCAATCAGTGATACCAGTACGGCACGAAGTTTCAACCGTTTATCGTGGTCGAGTTCTCCAAGTTGCAAAAGCAACTTGGCTTCATGGTGAGGATTGCTGTGTGACACTGCGGTGTCACGCTGTAGCTTCCTAATGTCCGCCTGGAGTTCCTTTTTCCTCTTCTCCAAATTGCTGATTGCTTTCGCAACTGTTTCCAGTTGTTCCCCAGATTCGAGGGCTTCTTGGAGTTTCTCCAACCGAGTCTGTATCGTCGCCAGTTCTCCCCGTTTGGCTTCAACTTCGTTTGTGTTTTCGCTGGCTGGCTGTAGGTCGGATTCTTTAATCTCTGTGAGGAAAGCCAAGACGGCTGGCTCGAAATGGTGCAAACTCAAGCTCATGGAATTAGCACCCTCCAAACGCTTGATACAGCCCCACGAAAGCAAGCGACGATAATGCAAGCGTTTAGTGGTAATCACTTGCAAGTGCATCGGGTGACCGTCACGGGCATTATGCACCATTCCTTGAAACAGATTCACGAACTCGGTTCGTGGCCCACGGGCTTGCTTCCTCGATGCACGAAGCGCTTGCACCCGATTGTACAAATCGTCAGATATGACCCTCGGATAGAAGTCCTTGATTGGCTCGCCTTCCTTTGGCTGCCAGATACCACAGACAGCAGGGTCGCACAACAGTTTCCCCAAGTAGGTCAGATTCCATCCGTTAGAATCTCGCCTCTGTTTGGCGATAGGCGCAATCTTCCTCTGTGTGAGTTCCTTGTGTATTCTCCGCTCGCCCTTGCCGTCGAGGATTGCTTGATAAATGTACTCGACCGTCTTGGCAGCACCGGGCTTGATTTCGTATTCCTTGCCGTTCCACAACAGCCAGCCGGGCGGATTCTTCTTGAACTTGACGCCCTTGTATGCCTGTGCTTTGCAGTTGTCACGCTGTGCCTTGATCCTGTGGGAAAGATTCTGGCTGTACATCCACGCTTGATATGCGAAAGCAGCCAGTTCGATGCTACCGCCCAAGTCGTTCTGATCGCTCGCCTTGTACGTCTTTTCGACAGGGGACAGGATCGCAATGTCAATTCCGGCGTTCAAGATTTTATTGACAACGTCCTGTGTGGGTCGAATGCCTCGACGCCCAAGACGGTCAATCGCCTCGACTAAAAGAATGTCGCCAGGATGTACCCTCTTGCCGAGTTCCTGTAAAAACAGTTTGAGTGCCGCTTGCTTGTCGCCTCGGAAGCCAGACTTCCCCCGGTCAATCAACCGAAGATCACTGAAGGTGTGTCCGTGGCGCTTTGCCCAGTCGGCCCCCCGTTCAAGCTGGCGTCGTTCTGAATCTCCCAGGGCTTGCACAGGATCACTGAATCGAGCATAACTATGGACGGTAGCCATGATCGTTTCACCTCGTTTTTTAGGGCATTCTGACGCACCACAGCTAAGATTATAGCCATGTATGTTAAGGAAAGCAATGCTGGCGCGCACATGGACGACTTCTTCACGTCCCGGGCGACCGGCAAGCGGGCCGTCCTCACGGTCGACGAGCTCCGCGAGATCCGCCAGACCTTGCAGGCCGGGGGACGTCCCCTGGAGATCTATTCCACTTACTACACCACCCTGCTGAAACTTCCGTTGGACGATTACCTGAAGCTGCTCGACGGCGTCACCTTCTGGACCTGGCGGCCCGAGGACCTCGTCCATCTGGAGTCGAACCTGGCGCAGGTCAAGCAGGCGGCCCCGCACCTGAAGGTGATCCTCGGCTGCTACCTGGTGGATTTCACCCGCCGGACGTCGATCCCGATTCCCGCCATGCAGCGGCAGTGCGAGTTCGGACTGGAAGCCCTCCGCAAGAATCGCATCGCGGGGATGATGTTTCTCAGCAACGGCGTGATGGACCTCGGCTTCGAGGCCGTCGACTGGACCCGCCGCTGGATCGAGAAGGTCGGCGAAACGCGGCTCTGAAGCAACACCGTAACCGTTCACGGGGGACTGTCCCAATTTTCGCGGCGGTCATGGGGCAGCCTTGAGAACAAGCGTAATAGCCGCGACAATGGGACTGTCCCCTTCGGCCGCTAGGGGGACAGGCACATTTTTCGGCCTTGGGCGTACACGCAAAAGAACACCCGGTGAGCCGAAAAATGAGCCAGTCCCCGGCGGCCCGTGAACGGTTACGTAACACCACATCGAACCCACCGGCGGGCTGAACCATGCGACTCAAGAACAA